AGAAGTGTATCGTCATCTTTTGCAAATTCAAAGTGTTCTGCACTCAAACCGATTGTGCCAAATTTGCTTAAAAGTATTTGTTCAAACTCCATTTTTAATTTTGTTTGAACTTTCGTTTTAGCCAAAGTTTGAACGCCTAAATCTAAACCAATGTTTAATTCGTCTTCAATTACTTTCCTTAATTCTTCACGGCTCAAGTTGTTGCTTAGCATACTTTCTGAAATATCTAAACCAATACCTTTAAGCGGTTTTATTTCAAGTCCTGAACCTATGCCGCCTTCCATAAATAACCAATTGAAATCGCTTGCTAATTGGTCTTGCTGTGGCTCAATATAATTAAGGTTTAAAAGTCTCCAAGCTAAATCCAATTCACTTTTAGCCCCTAATTGCCCTTCTGTTTTAATGCCAAATAACATTCCATTAACAACTTCGTGACCTCTTATAATTCTATCTTGGATATCAGTTCGCAAATTAGCAAATTGAGCATCATAATCAACGGGTCTTATTGTGCTTATTTCTGGGGACTTTTCGTTTAACCCTGCAAAACCTAAAACTAGTTCGCCTGCATTATCCGTTCCACATAGTTTATTTTTAAGCTGAGATTCATACGCTAATTTTTCTTCTGGTGTTGGTTGTCCGTTAAAGAAAGTTATCATTGTGCCCGCAGAAAACCCTGTTTTAATATTGTTTAAGTTGCCGTTACTTATTTCAATATCGCTTTCAATGTCTACAATAGTTCCACGATATTCAGGCAATGGGTAGCCTGTCATTTGTGGTCTGTATTCGTAAAATTCAGCTATTTGTACGCCTGTTTTATTTGCCGTATTAAAGGCTGGATATTCTTTATAATCCTGTGGCAATTGATTTTTATTTGACCTAAAAACTTTTTCTGTGGTTTGGTTCTTTGTCCATTTATCTGAAACAAAAAATTCCCCATTTATACCCTTTCTCACTTTCTCATAAGGCAAATGGAAAACCGCCCCAAATGTATTATTTAACCAAACAATTTTAATGTAAAATCCGCCAAATATTTTCTTATCCAAATACGCTCTCTTTGTAACTTCATCTAAAGAATCATTTGAGTTTGCGCTCTTTATAAAAGATTCAAGTTTTGCGTTTACTATGCCTTCCTTCATTTGCCATCCACGCCCCAAAACAAAACGAGTTTTGCCGTTAATTATTGCAGCGTGCAAAGAGCACCGATTATATAAATAAGTTAAATAATCTGGATAATCATTATTTGCACCATTTAAAATAAAGTTGCCTGATGTTGAGTTTACAAAATCAGGTGTTTTATGGGTAAATAAAGGCACTGAACTAAAACTTAGTTTTGATGCACTAACTTTTGATATATTCTTTTCTTCTGTTGTTTTCCTTCTCATATTGTTTTGGTTTCGCTATCGTTTTTTCAAATTTCATTAATCCGCTTTCCACCATATTTAAAGAAAGTTTATAATCTAAATTAGTTGCTGAAACTTGCTCATAAATATAATATTCATATTCATCTCCATTCACTAACTTAACCTCCCCTAATAAGGGATTTACTGCACCATTAACACACTTGATTATAAATTGGTTAAACCTATACTTAAAGTTGCTTACATCGGCTGCAATAAAGGCATATTCATTGTTAGTGGTTTTCCCCACAAATCTAAATAAAAAAACTGGAAATACAATAGTTGTTTTTTCAGTTAAGGTCAAAGCAATTTCGTTGTTTCCAGTTTTTAGTTTAATCATAGTTTTGAAAGAAAAAATAAACGGGGGATATTAACCCCCGTTTAAAAGTTATGCTATTAACCCAGCTATTGTAGTTGGGTCAATCGAGTATGGTTGTGCTGGCTCTTCACTTGTCAAAGTGAATGCAAAACCGTTTTGGTCTGCTGATGCTGTTCCTGTTTGTGCTGTGCCTTCGCTCACTTCAAGTCCTCTTTCAAGTCCATAAACAAACGCTTTGTCATTTTCATCGACTACGATAATAACAACCCTTGCGGCTGCTAAAGCACTTAATTCGTTTCTTTTTACAACCTCAAATTTTTCAAGTCTGAAAGCAACCGAATGAGTGTAAAAACGCCCACCAACTGCTCTTTCGCCTCCTATTGTTGACATCGCTTCGCCTGCTCCTTGTCTTAATGAATAAGTAAAGAATTTTTTTGCAGCTTCCATTGTCAAAGTTGCAACCCCAGCCACAATGCTTAAAGGTCTTACAACTGCATCAAATTCCGCTACATAAACGGTTTGCACACCGCCCTTACTCCCTCTGCATGGTAAGGCAATTGCTGTTGATAATATACAATCCATGACTAAGGTACTAATACAAAGGTTACAACTTCGCCATCAACTTTAATTTGAGTTCCCAAAGCACCCATAGTTCTAGCATAGAACAAATTTTCTTTTTGCTCATACCAAATTTGAATGTTGTTTTCAATTTCATTGGTTACATCCGTTCCAATCAAAACATTTGATTTTCTTAATAAATGGATTCTTTTAGTTCCGCTCAATCCTTTGAAGGCTGTTACTTTCAATCCAAATGCAGGAATGTCAAATGAACCTGTTCTGTATGGACTTGCTTCAGCCGTTGAGAATCCGTAATTGTTCAAATTAAAGTACGCTTGTAATAATAATTTATAAGTATCCCATCCGCATACAAACTCAACATCTTCTTCGCCATTTAAAGGCTCAGGCAATAACGAAACCATGCTAGTAAATATTCCAATTACATTTGCTAAAGTGATTCCAGTTGCAACCGTGATGCCTGTTGGGTTTCCGTCAATTGGTGTTGATGCATCAATTGAGGCGTTTAAGCCTTGAAACATTGAAGTCTCACTCCATAGTCTTGACTCCATAGCTTGGGCAATTTTTGCCATGTACAAAGGCAGGAAAACTTCTTCTAAAGGCATAGTTTCTTGTGATTGACCTTTTGCCAAAAATTCACGAGTATAATAAGACTCTAAAGTTGCATAACAGAAATCTTTTTGGTCATAAAATGACTTAACATTGATTTCTTTTTGAGTGAAATCCATGTCGCCTGAACTTGTCATAGCGCAACCGACTCTAGACCTTAAATCAACATCGATATCCAATAGGTTTATTTTTTGGATTCCTTTTCTGCCGTCTTCTGTTTGCGCTGCAAAGTATTCAGCTGTTTTGTTTCCGAATAACGCCTTTAATACAAGTGGAATACCTACCTCATCTTTAAAGATGGTAAGGGCTGAAGTATCATACCCTAATTTTAAATTTAATTTTTGTGACATAATTTATTTTTTTTTATTTTTTTTTATTTAGTTTTAAAGTTTTCCCATTTTGTTTGCCAACATTGATAAATATCCCATTTTTTCAATTTCTAATTTAGGCGATTTAGAATCATTCAACATTGTTTTTTGCAATGTAAATATTTCTTTTTGTGTTTCAACGGTTGCAGAGATTTGACTAGACAAAGCAACTTCTTTTTTGCCAAACGCCAAAGTAAAGGCTTCTAATTTTGCATTCAATTTAGTTTCCATTTCAGCAAGTTTAGTTTGATACCCTTCAATTGCAGTCAATATTTTAGACATTGCAACCTCTGTGGCATCCTCTACAATTGGTTCTGCTATTGTTTGAACAACGCCATCCAAAACCACTATGATAACGCCACTTTCAAAAGTATGCTCGCCATCGGGTGCTTTGCTGCCGTCTTCTAAAAACACTTCTGTTTTTTCTGCTAATTTGCCAACCCATTTTATAGGCGTGCCATCAGTTAGTTTTTCGGTTTCATAAGTGATTCCACTTTCTTCAAACCCTAGTTTTGCATTGATTTTTTTCAATAAATCTTCTGCTTTTAATTTTAAATTACTCATATTATTTGTTTCTAATTGTTTTTCTAATTCTTTTATTTGTTCTGAAAATGTTAAATCTTCATGGCTAAATAATCCCTCAATACTAAATCCAGTTACAAGTCCCGTTTTAACTTGCGTTTCCCAAATTTCTTTGTCGTTCACTTTGGCAAAAACGAAAAGTGTTCCGTCTGCAAGTGGCTCAAGTCCTTTAGGGGTGTTGATGCCCATTTCAGAATTGATAATAAACATTTGCTGAAAATGAACATTCGATATTTTATTATTATTATTGTGTTCTAAATTGAAGTTCATCAATTTGCCTTCAAGAATAATCCTATCTAATATTTTTTCAATTGTTTCTTTTGAAAATTTAACAAAAAATTCTTTGCCGTTAATATTACGGTACATTGGAAAATCTGGCACGATTAAAGCCCCTGCCAAAATCATTTTTTCCTCGTTATGGATTTCTAATTTCAATGCAGTTTGCTCATTAAAAGCCATAAAACTCTTTTGGATTGCAGGATTTAAAACCAATGCAGTAGTTTCCACACCGTCTTCTAAATCTTCAATAAATAGTTCAATTATTGGTAACTCCATATATATAAGACAAATTTTTTTCTTTTTTTTTCAAAATGTTGATAACTTTTTAAACAATTGATGCCTGTGAGTATATTCCATCAACTTTCTTTGTAACCCGTCTAATATCGGTTTCAGTAACAAATATTTTAGTTTCTTGCCTTTGTGCCGTCGGTATAAAGTTATTATTTGACCTGCCAACACTCGGAGCACTTGCACCGCCTCGCATACTTGCACCACCCCCACCAGCCGAACCACCGCCACCGCCTTTTAAAATAGCTTTAGCCTTCAACATAGAAGTTGTAATCATTGCAAAACCGCTTGCAAATTGAACCGCCCCTGCAATACCCGAAGTCAATCCGTTTAAAGTGTTTTTATTTGATTCTCTAACCAATGCCGAAATCGCTAGGGCTGTATCTGTTGCAATTTGAGCAATAGCAATTCCTTTCCCAAGTGCGGTATTTCTTGAGCTGCCTTCGCTTACCAATTCCATCGCTGCTAATATTCCTTGCGAGCTATCATTTACGATTTGTTTTTTAGCGTTATTTAAGTTTCTTATTCCTTCCAATTCTTTTGCATCTTTTTCGTCTTGCTCAGCTTTTTTCTTTTTTTCGTCTTCTTTGGTTTTCGCAGTTGTTACAACCTCATTTTCTTTTTCTAACTTTTCTTTTTCTGACTTTGCATTTTCTTTTATTGTTTTTTCTGCGGCTGCAATTTCTTCGGCACTACCTGTCAAAAGTTTTAATTTTTCTTCAGTTCTTAATTTAATGTCATCTAATTCTTTTTCGTGGTCGCTCATTAAAAACCTTCTTTGTATTTCGCTTTCAGAAAGCAACAAATCATTCATTGCTTGTTTGTGGTTTTTTTCTGCTGCTTCTTTTTTTAGGTTTGCATTATCATTTATCAATTTTTCTTTTTGAACATTGCCTTTAACCATCTCAAGTTTCTTTAATCTGTCTTGATTTATTGCATCAAGTTCTTTTTCGTTTTCAGACATCAAAGAAGTTCTTTTGGTTTCGTTTTCGCCTGCAATCATATCAGCCAACTCTTTGGCTGTTTTTTTTGCCGCCTCTTTTTTCTTATCGTCAACTTCTTTTTGTTTTGCAGAAGCTTTTTCGTCACTTTTGTCTTTATCTGCTTTTGTTTTATCGTCAACCCCCTTTAGCCTTTTGCTTTCATTTGCATCATTTACTTTTAATTGGTTTTCTAAATCCTTTAATCTGTCCGCTTCATCATCGCTTAATGTTTTTCCATTTTTTTTTGCAAAATCCTGCCTTTTTTTCAAAATATCTATATCTGACTGCACGTTTCTTTGTCTTAAAATATGTATTTCCTTTTCTTTGCCACCTTCCGCTTTCAGCAATTCAATTTTGCGCTCCCTTGCTTTATTGTCTTTATTTGTGGTTTTTTCTAACTTATCCAAACCCCTTTCTTCCTCACTTGTTACGCCAATTAAATCAGTAAATACCTCAACCAATGCTTTGACAAAGTCTCCAATTTTTGCAAGATGCGGAAAAAGTTTCTCAAACATCTTTTTCAAGTTGTCAAAATTAGCCACCAAAAAACCAACGGCTGCAACTATTAACCCAATTCCTAAACTCATACCCGCAATTCTCATGACCTTCATCTTTCCCGTTGTAGTACCAACCGCCCTCGCATAGGCTTTTTGCGCAAAAGTGTTTAAGTTAGTCATTAAAGCACTATCTTTGTTTAAAGTCTTTTGAACCGCCTGCAACCCGTTTAGAATAGCAACCGCTCCTTGTACCTTTAACAATGATTGTTGCAAGTCTCCATTTTCATCTCCAAATATTGCCATTGCTCCCTGCGCTGCTGCAAAACCTCCCGTTATTCCGCTTGCTAAATCAACAAATGAATCTAACTTCCTTGAATCGCTCGAAAGTGCTTTAACGGTTTTATTTACATCCCCGATTGTGTCTTCTAATTTGCCAGCTTCTAAACTTATTTTTGTAAATTGTTGAGCACTTAAATTGCCACTCGATAATTGGTTCTTTAAATCTTTTAATTGTGTTTTTAACGACTTTGTTTTTTCAACTGCCGTTCCTACGGAGTCCGTGCCTTTAATTTCTATTTCTAATTGTACTTTTTCCATGTTAAACTTCTTTTATTTCTACTATTGAATTTTGTAATAATGTTGCTGCTGATGTTGCGACTTCGGATGCCATTTGAAAACGAAAAACACCCGTTGCCGTGCAAGTAAATATTAAGTCTGCATAAATTGGATGCGGTAGGTTAATTATATTTACATCTGTTGTTAAAATAAACGAACCTACGGCATTGCTTACACCAATGTCAAATATACCTGCCTTTAATTCAGTTGCTTCTGTTACCGTTGTTATTAGTGCTGACATTGAGCCAAAGATTGTTCCAGTCGCCCCACCCGTTAAATAAACACCTAATTTTATACCCGTTGTTGTTGCTGCTGTTTGGAATCCTCCAGACATTGATATTTTATAAATTTTACCCGAAACGACTGGAAAATTAAACAAAGGAATGTCATCTAAAGTTATCGTGTCATTAACTTGGTTTGATGCAGTTTTTAAAATT